GCCTGTCAAAGCAGGAGATCGAAGATATTGAGAAGTGCGCGGCTGCTATGGGAACGCAGCGCGTGAATGCTGTAACCGAAGGCATTCGATTGCTGAAAAAAGAATTGGGCTTGGATTAAACCAAAGAAAAGCGGCTGTTGCTTGATGCAACAGCCGTGAACTTTATCTCCCAAACACCAACCCGAACGTTTCTTTGACGAAAAACACCTGCGGTTCGTATTTGAGCTGTTTTGGCAAATGACTCTAATTTTGATAGAAACCCGTTAAGGGGGTGCAATTACGGTTTGGAGGGGGTGCATTTTTGATTTTAGGGGGGTGCAACCACGGCTTTAGGGGGTGCATTACTCTACCCGTGGGGACAGCAATAAACCGCAGGCGTTGAAACCTGCGGTCTTTTCATTTTTGTTGGGACTCACGTCTCGATTTCTGTGCCGCCCTGGAATCTGAATGTCATCCGTCCGTCTGTGTGGACAGTTACCATGTCGATAATGGTCAGCCAGAGTTTTTCGTCAAACTCGGTGAGGGCGGCCAATTCCTGCACCTCGAACATGAACGCACCAATGGCTTCTGCCTGGGCTTCCCGTGCAGCTTTTGTAGTGCGGAGCTGTTCGAGCCGTGCCTTGGCTTTTTCATACCGCTCTACAAACCCATTGTACCGGGCGGCGTATTCTTCCTGGTTCTGTGCCGTCTGCGAATTCTCCGCAATGCAACGCTTTGTCAGTTCGGTCACCACATCGATCTCCTCAAGCAGGCTCTCGATTTCTGTATCAATGCCTGTACAGTCTGTCAGGGTGGCTTGCATCAATCGGCAATCCTCAAGGATGTTGTCTTTGTTTTCGATGATAGCGTTAAGGGCGGTCACGAACCGCGCTTTAATGGTTTCCTCGTCCAGATGCGGAGTTTCGCATTTGTGCTCACCCTTGAATTTGCCGTTGCATTGCCAGATGACCCTGCGGTATTTTGAGGTCGAGTTCCAGACTTTCGAGCCAAAGTAGGAGCCGCAGTCCCCGCAGACGATGCGGGAAGAAAAAATGCTCTTTCCGCTGTACTGACGGCTGATCTGCTTGCGCCGCGCAAGCTCCGTCTGAACTTTGTCGAACTCTTCCGGCGTAATTATCGGCTCATGGCTGTGTTCCACATAATACTGCGGCACCTCTCCCTCATTGACCTTCCTCTTTTTCGTGAGGAAATCGACCGTGAAGCATTTCTGAAGGAGTGCAGCGCCCTTGTATTTCTCGTTTTGAAGGATGCTTTCCACTGTACTGGTCTGCCAGCGTTGTTTTCTCGATGGAGTCGGAATCCCATCTGCTGTCAGCTCCTTTGCAATGGCCCACGGCGTCAACCCCTCCATGAATCGAGTATAAATCCGGTGGACAACGATTGCCTCCTCCGGAACGACTTCTGGAAAACCGTCCGCTCCTTTGCGATAGCCGAGGAACTGCTTGTATGGGAGGTTGACCTTTCCATCGGCAAACCGTTTTCTCTGTCCCCAGGTAACATTCTCGGATATGGAGCGGCTTTCTTCCTGTGCCAAGCTCGACATGATGGTGAGCAGCAGTTCGCCCTTGCCGTCAAAGGTGTAGATGTTCTCTTTTTCGAAGTAGACTTCTACGCCTTTTTCTTTCAGTTTGCGGATGGTAACCAGGCTGTCGACCGTGTTTCGGGCGAAGCGGCTGACCGATTTTGTGACGATGAGGTCGATTTTGCCGGACATGGCATCGGCGATCATTTCATTAAAGCCGATGCGATGCTTGGTATTCGTGCCGGAAATGCCCTCGTCGGTGTAAACCTTAACAAACTCCCATTCGGGATTGCGTTTGATGTATTGCGTGTAGTAATCCACCTGTGCCTCGTAGCTGGTGAACTGCTCATCGCTGTCTGTGGACACTCTTGCGTATCCTGCGACCCGCCGTTTTTGTACAGCCACCCTGGAAAGGTGCGTCAGCGGATTGATGGTCGGCGGAATGACTGTGACCGACCGTGCTGCTGTTCTGCTCATACCTTATGCCTCCTTGCCTGCAGTGCCCGTTGCCGAGCCTGTTCTTTCATTTCAGGCGTCCAGCTTTCTGCTCTGGAGCGGCCTTTCCATCGTTTAACGATTTCAGAACCGTCGTCCATGCAGTACACGACCACATTGTTTTTCTCTGCTCTGATTGCCATTATTTTGCTTCTGACCATATCGCTGTCGATGCTGCCCTCTCCCAGCACCTCGCAGGTGAGGACTTCGAGCGTTTCTTCTGGAATCCGCTTAGCGGCACACTCGGATTTACCTTTGGTTTGGAATGTAGTGCAATTCCAGTAATGCTTTTTGCGGTAAGTGACGCGCTTATATGTGTTGCCGCACAGTCCGCAGCGAATCAGTCCCGAAAAAACTGAACGAGTCGGTTTCTTGCGGTTGGCAGCCTGCTGCGCCAGCATTCTGAGCCGCTCCTGTGCCTTATCAAATGTTGCCTGGTCTATGATTGGCTCATGCGTTCCCTCGGCATAGTACATCGGAAGCTCTCCTCGATTGGGTAACAGTTTCTTTTCAATGTGGTTGTTGCGGTATCGCTTTTGCAGGAGTGCATTGCCGAGGTACTTTTCATTGGATAAGGTATTCCGCATCCGCTCCGCACACCATGTGCCGCCGAGAACGCCTTTATGTCCTCTGGCATCAAGGTCACGGCAGATGGAACTCATGCTCTCGCCGCCATTGAACCGTGCAAATATCTCTCGGACGATGGCAGCGTCCTTCTCATTCACCTGAATGCCGTCCGGCGTGATGTCATAGCCGAACAAAAAGCGGAGGTTGATGATTTCTCCGTTTTCAAAGGCTTTTCGGACACGCCATTTCTGATTTTCACTGGCTGACAAACTCTCTTCCTGTGCGTAGGACGCCAGGATGGTCATCATCAGTTCACCATCCGCACTCATGGTGTGGATGTGTTGCTCTTCAAAGAACACATCTATGCCCAGGCTTTTCAGCTCTCGGACAGTCTGAAGAAGCGTCACCGTATTTCTGGCGAAACGGGATATGCTCTTCGTAATAACAAGATCGATGTTCCCTTCGCGGCACTCCTCAATCATGTGCTGAAACCCGGCTCGTTCTCTTTTCGTGCCGGTCACAGCCTCATCGCTGTAAACGCCGCAGTACATCCACCCGTTGTGGCTCTGAATCATTTTACTGTAATAACTGACTTGAGCGGACAGTGAATGCAGCATAGCATCCTTTCCTGTGGAAACACGGGCATAAGCGCAAACACGCAAAGCTCTCGGCTGTGCGGGAATTAGGGCATCGACCCTTTCTACAACTCTCTCCATTTGATTCACCTCCCTTGGCGTGTGACATATTACCTCTAAAAACACGATATATCCAGCGATTTCAGCGGAATATACTACACGAAGATATGCCGTATTTATTGGCTATAATTGTATCGATCTTAGCGTACTCTTTGGCTGATATCAGCCCCTTGGAACGCATACTCCGGGCGAGTGCCATCGCCATCTGGTAGGCAAACAGACGCTTATCGTAATCACTCATGGTCGGCCTCCTTCCTGCGGAATTTCAAATAGCAGTCACGGGAGCAGAACACCCGATGGCTGTTGCCATAGCTTTCAAACTGCTTCCCGCAATGTCGGCAAGTAAGTGTGTAGTACGCTTTTCGCTGCACTCTTTCGGGATGTGCGTTCCACCACGCCATTCGGCAGGCATCGGAGCAGAACATCCTTTTCCGTTTATGCGGTGTCTGCTCAAGCGGAGTCAGGCAGTTTCGGCACAGGGCATTTGAGTCCGGCATCTCTTTAATCTGCACAGGATGTCTGGCGCAAAAGGACTTTACAGTGTTTAGCGGTAGCCCTGTTATAGCGGATATTTTCTTATACCCGTAGCCCTGG